AAAGTTTTGGCAATAAAAAAACCCCCGATTTCTCGAGGGTTTCTTTTTATGATACCAATTAAGATTATCTAAAACTGTTCAAGTCGAACACTTGGATACCTTGTACGTTGATAGTACCGAAGTAACGGTTGTTCACCATTTTCTTCGCGTATCTTGTCATGATACCTTTGATAGGTGTCATTGTGAACGGATTGTACATTGTAGGAGTTAATTGTAAAGGTACATATGGAGCGTAGATGTAACCAGCATCCAATAATGATTTACCTTTATGTCCAATCAAGATCTTATTCGCTGGGAAGTAAGGATCACGATATACTTGGTATCTTCCACCTAATGTACCGATTTTCTCAATACCCATGTTGTATTGATCTTGTTCTGGTTGTGCGTTTGAAACGTGGAAATATTCCAAGTCATCAAATACAGCTGAAACTTCTGAAGAAACAACTACCCAGTTTGCTCCACCACGTAATGTAGTTTTATGGATTTGAGCAGAAATTTGGTTGATTTTTGTAACCAAAGTTTGGTTCCAGTCTTTTTGAGTGTAACCTTGTAAAGTTGCACCTGAAGTACCACCATATCTCCATTCGTTATAATCCCATTTAGCTGTCCATGCTGCACCTTTACGTAAGTCACGTAAGATTTCACGGTCAACTTCTGCTGCGATTTGCTCAGACAATAAAGCTGTTAATTCAGCTTCAGCGTCGATATTGTGGAATGCACTAACGTCTTGAGCCAATTCAGGAGACCATGTAGCTCTTAATTTTCTTTCAGTTACAGAAACTGTTACTGATTGTAAATCAAAAGATACCTCACCGATTTGATCTTCAAATTCTAAAGTGTCATAAACACGATATGATAAAACGAAGTCAGTTAAAGCCAATCCAGAAGGTAATACTGTGTTAGAGAAACCTTTAGTTGGATCGTAAGATTGTAAATCTACTTGGATATACATTGTACCTTCTTGGTCAACTGTATCTTGGTAATATTTACCTGAAGGATAGTTTGAAGTGGTCATTTTGTTACCATATTCAACGATACCTTTACCGTATTTCTGAGTTACGATATTGAAGTTACGAGAAACACCAGTGTAAGTTACTGTAGCTGAAGCTAAGAACTCTTCTGTGTCCATTGCGTTACCGTTAGGTCCGATTAATCTTCCTTCACCATCTTTAGTGAAACCAGAGATCTTAAGAATTACTGAAGATACACCTGTACCACCTGTGATATTTGATAAAGTAACATTAGATGTAGAACCGTTAGAGAAAGTTACAATGTTATTTGGGTTTAATGTAACCGCAGAAAAAGCACCTTTTGAATAATCAAAAAGACCTGTGTTAGGATCGTTACCATCACCGTTATCCATTTCATAGAAACGATCGTAAAGGTTACGTCCACCATAGTTTAATTCTGGATCTGTATCGGTTGTATTAGGGAAACCGTAAGGGTGGTTATGAGAATTGTCAATTCCACCTACAGTACTTCTATCCTGAATTTTAGGAATGAAGTAGAATAATTTACCAATTGGTAAGTTCATAGCTTGTACAGACACGATGTCGTTAGCTAATAATTTAGAGAATACACGACGAATGATAGGGAATACCACAGTCTCGAATGAACCAGATGAATCAGCAACAGCTGCTTCATTGATTAAATAAGATGCTTGGTTCTCATATAATTGTGCGATGTTATCTTTTTGGTGACCTTCTAAGTTTTCTAAGAAACCTAATTCGTCCCATTTTTTGATGGTATCTTCTTTGATAACACGTAAGTGCTTAAGACCGATGTTACCTACCATACCTGATTCTAATAATGCTCCCATTTTTGAATTGTATTTTTGTTTTTAGTTTATTTTATTTTACTCATCAAATCTTTCATTCTCTTAAATTGAGGATTCTCATAAGCTTTTGACTCAGCTAATACCTCTTGAGAAGATGATGTTGATGGAGTTGTAGAGATTTTTTCTGCAACTGCTTCGGTAACCGTAGTTTTACTACCTAATTCAGTTTTTATTGTATTGAACAAGCTTTTAGACTCATTTAATGAGTTAACTGTATCAAATCTCTTCAAAATGTTCAGTTTCTCTTGTTTTGTTGTTGAATGTTCTGTGAATAAACGTGTAGCGTAAGCTAAGTTTGCATTGAAAACAGCAACTTCATTAAGTTTATCCTTGAATAATACTAATGCCTTTTTATATTCAGCATTTTGTTTTTTCAATGTTTCAACTTCTTCGTTGATTGTACCTGAACCAGCTTTGTATTTAGTTTTACTTTTTATACCAGCTCTGTTCATGTCATTTTTATCTCCGTGTATGTTAGATTTAGTTCTAGCAGCTTCTGTTGCTTCAACTTTTTTGGCACTTTTTTCAAATGGTGCATTTTCATCTTCATGCACTTCTTTTTCAAAAGGTGCGTCTTCATCTTCATGCACTTCTTTTTCAAATGGTTCGTTTTCATCTTCATGAACATCTTTAGTCACCTTTGCTTTTTTACCAAATGGTGCGTTCTTATCTTCATGCACGTTTTTCTTAACTGTAGCCTTCTTTTCAAAAGGTGCGTCTTCAGTTTCGTTAACTTCCTTTTCAAATGGTGCGTCTTCGTCTTCATCTAACTCGATTTCGTATAATGTTTCTTCTGTAGGCATTGAACTTTCATCTGAAACACTAGATGATTCATCACTCATAGGAACTTCTTCCTCATCCATTTCTGACTCATCTTCGTCATCTAATTTGATGATATACTCATCATCACCAACTCCGAATTCAAGTTTGTTACCGTCTTTTTTTACTACAATACCATCTTCTGGTTTCATAGCCTTGAATACTTTCATTACTTCATCATCTGAAGCGTTTGTCATATCCATAACGTCTTCACCTCCCATATCATCCATATCAGTGTCTTCTCCACCCATATCATCCATAGATGTATCGGTATCATCGGCAGCACCAAAATCGTCTGAATCGTCAGCACTTGTTTCGTCATTATCGAGGTTGTCTACATTTTCAGCATCGTCAGTATCATCAGCTTCTTCATCATCAGCTGTTTTACCTTCTTCGTCTGACATATCGTCTTTTTCCTCTTCTTCAGGTTTAGCGTCGTCTGCAGGTTGCTCGTCCACTTTTTCCTCTTCTTCCAATGATTCTTTAAGCAAGTCGCTTAGTTCTTCCTTCATAGTTGAAGCAAGTATACCTTTTGCATTTTGCTTAACAGCTTCTTCAAGTGTATTAATTTGAAGTAATGCTTGTTCTAAAATTGATTTTTCGCTCATTGTGAAATTTTTGTTTTATTAACTTATAAATAGTGCGTAAAATGAAAAAAATCTATTTTTCAATATTACTAGCAATATAAAATTGATTATTTACCTAAAAAATTGTCAAGTCTACCCATTAATTTCTTCATTCTGTCGTCAACAATAGGTTTTTCTTGAACTTCCTCTTGGAATTGATCTCTCTCTGACGGATCACTAAAAACATAGGCACCAGGAGTGGATGGCGAGGATACTAAATCAAAACAAACTAATTCAAAATCGTCTTGTACAACGTTTTCGCCTTTAACTTGTTTTAATGAACCAACACCACGTGATGATATACCTAAGGTAGCACCATTCATTAATAACATGGCAGCTTGATCACCTTTGGTTGATACAATACCCATTTTCTTCCAACCTGGTGATGTTAATAGTTTAATTTTACCCATTAACATTTTACCATCCCACCAAGTTTCAAGGATTGAATGTGATACTCTATCTAAATCAATTAATGAAGATGAAGGGTGATTTAATTCATTCAAAGCACTACCCTTCTTTATAACTTGTTGGTACTTTTCATTTTCCCTCATAAGAAGTGCTTTCGGATATATTCTTCCGTTCTTATTTGGAGTATCGTATTTTTGTAAAACGGCATAAAGGATAAGGTCTTGTGAAAAGTCCATATCCTTCATTTCCGCGATAATATTCTTATTTTCTTTTGGAGATACATGACCGGCGTCATACTCAATTAAAATTCCACGTCCGATCTCATTGGGTCCTAATATCTTCATTTATAGTTTTTAATACTATAAATACATCAATATATAGTTATTTCTTACTTTTATAAAAATTGAAGAGTTTTTTATCGGATAACCCTTCATCTATAGTTTGTTCAATAATATCTTTTATTAGAATTTTTATTTCTTTTGACTTAACATCAAATTGTTTATCCACATATAAAGTCACTTCTAAATTCATGAATGATCGTTTCTCTAATTTGATACCTTTAGTTCGGATATCCAAATCAACAATACATTGTTCTCTGAAATGTGGATTTTTAAGATTATAGATAATTTCTTTAATTTTTCTTCTTGTTTTGTAAATTAAACTATCATAATCTTCCGTTTCATTTTCGGGTTGTACCCAAGAATTTAATTTTAAATAAATGGTTTTTAGATTTTTAAAATCTACGGTACCAAAACCGATTTTTACATCATTGTAAGTTCCTAAAGGAATATACTTACCAATTTTCATTATTTTTTCATATTAATTTATTTTATGGTGTTAATAAAAAATAAATAAAATAATTGTTAATTCCAAAAATATTTTAATATATTTGTAATATATTTATCTATATATGATTATAATTGATTTATCAAAAGAAAAAACTATTGAAAGTGCATTAAGAACTTATAAAAATAAAGTTCAAAAAACTAAGCAAATTCAAAAGTTAAGAGAAAGACAAGAGTTTGTAAAACCTTCTGTTAAGAAAAGAACAGAAAGATTAAAAGCTATCTATGTTGAACAAAAAAGAAATGGACTTAGTTAAGTCCATTTTTTAATTCATTTAATCTGTAGTAATTATATCGTGACGGATACATCTGAGTTACCTCATCTTTAACCGTATTTAATTTATTGGATAAATCCGTTTCATTAGATTCACTTATAAGTGTAGATACTTTATCAAGTATTGATTCTTTTAATTCATTTGTTTTAGATAATAATTCTTCGTAAGGAATTGATAAAATATTTTTTAGTTCTTCTTTTTCTGATTCTGATAACGTTTGATTATAGAGTACATTAAAGTTGTTAGCCAATACCGCATTAAGGAGGGTTTCATTTGGAACTAATGTTGTTTCTTTAGATTCTTTTATTTGTTTTTTAGTTGTTAAATGTTTAACTAATTTTTGTTTAGCAATAACTTTTTTCTCAATGTTTGATAATGTATCTTTTTCAGATAACATATCTAAAGACTCATATAAATCATTTGTTGTTACTTCTTCATCACCCAATCTTTTGTTTAAAGATTCACAAAACATATTTAAATTACTCCAATTTCCTATTGGTTCACCAAAATATGTGCTTAAACCTTCAACATATAATTTTGCAGTTTCTTTATCTGAAATGTGTTTACCTTCAATTTCTTCATAAAACAAATACATTTCTTTAAAATCTTTGTTTTCTTTAATTGTTGATAAAATATTTTTAATCTCAGCTTTATTTTCTTTAGCGTAAGATTCAGTTAATTTATTTAATAATTTGGTTTTAATAACCCCGAATTTGTTCATTTTTAATCGTTTAAAATATCGTTCAATTTATTTTCTATTTCATAAATATTACGTTGAGCTCTTTCCATATCAAATAAGACATCAAAGTCTTCTTTCTCATCGCCAAGCATACTTAATATTTTTGATTTTTTTGATTTGTTTAAAATTGATTCACTTAATGGTGCTGCTCCTCCAGTTTCACCTCCACCTCCACCTGCTGGTGGTTCTACTTCACCTAAAGAAGATTCACCTCCACCACCGCCACCCATTGGTGCTGCTCCACCTCCACCTGGTGCTTCACCCGCTAATGCTCCTGATTTTTCAAGTTTCTCTCTTTCTTCTTCAGGAATACCATATTTTGCGTCAACATCATCAAACACACCTGAACGTTTTATGATATTTTGTGTATTAGTTAATTCAAAACCTATTGCTCTTTCTAAACGTTGTTGTTGTAAATCAAGTACGACTTCACTATCACTAAATCCTAAAATATTCTTCTTTGCCCATGTATGCGAAACAGGCAAGATACCAACTTGAGATTGGTCAGAAGTCGCATCTTTGTAAAGAGTAATCTTTTCCTTCCACTGTTCAAGTCTTAACAGATCAGACTGTGCTGATGGGTTTGTTAACGATAAAGAGAAATTGTTGTATTCATCTTCCATACCTAAAAGATATAAATGAATTAATGCAACTTTATTTAACTCTTGTATTAATGATTTTTGTATTTTATTAATTGTTCTTGCAAAACGAATATCCATTAATGCAAGATTCTTTCCATCTCCCACTACTTCTTCAAATCCTAAAAATGCTTTAGGAATACGAAGTGCCGCCAACATTTTCTTTTGAATATATTCAATGTCCGCAATTTCACCTAAGTTTTGTGCACCTGGTAATGTTTCAATTGGCATTGTTTGTGCAGCATCACGTACAGGTACAAAATAATCTTGATCTACAGCCATTTGATTGTATCTCATATCTACCTGTCCATTACGTGGATCTGATACTGGTTGACGTTTAAATTTGTTCGCAACTTTTTGTACATAAGGTTCAATATCCTTATCATCCATATTACCAACAAATACTTTGAACACACGTCTTTCAGGTGCTCTTGAAGTTCTATAGATTAACATTGCATCTTCGGCAAGTAAAAGTTGTTTCCAAATACGTCTAATCTTATCTAACATAGAAGTACCATATGGTAACTTTCTATCATCACCTAATAATCTAAAGTGTGCAACTTCCCAAGCTTGAAATTCTAAATCTTTATTCTTCCATTGAAATCTTAACTCTCTTGTTGGAACTTTAACATCTCTTTGATTTGGTGTTTTAGAAGAAGCACCTTCAATTCTTTCAATTTCAATATTTGGTAACTGTTGAACACCGACAATACCTTTTTCAGGATCAATTTTTAAATAAACAAAATTGTCACCATATTTTGACATACCACGAGCCCACATTTGTAGGTTTGTATTAATATCCATTTTGGTATGAAACAAATCTGTTAATATAGTTTTAATTCTATCTGATTCAGAATATATTGTAAGAATTTCTCCTTTCTCTGACATTGTTGTTGACTCCTCTGCGTATATGTCTAATGCGGCGGAAACTTCAGGAGTAAACTCCATAGATTCATAATCGTAATATGCTGCTAATCTATTTGGTTCGTAGTAAACTGATTGATTGTAAAGAGATGAGTCTATTTTTGTCCATTTGTCGGCAACGTATTGACTCTGTTGAGCCTGTAACATTGCCTTTTCATATTCTTCTCTACTATCTGTTTTTAATAATTCGTTTTTATCAAAATTAAACGAAGGTGCTTGTTCCGGTTTTGTTTGCCCCGGAAAACCAAACATTTTCGTAAGTTTCTGAAAAACAGTAGGATTTTGTTGTGCCATATTCTATATAAATACTTTTCTTTACAATATAAACTTAAATATTAGTAATAGAAAGGTTATTTACCTCTACCAAATAACCAATTGTACTCTCTGTAGGCGTCTCTAGATGTATTCATAGGATTGTCCCTATGGAAAATATTATCATTATCCATACCCATTGTTCCAATTTGATCAAATGCTGTACCGTAAGAGTAATGAGCCTTCGCGGGTTCATAAGTTCTTTCTGACATTGCCCAAGATTCAATCATTGCTTTATTTCTTGAATCATTTTTTTGTAATTGATTAAAAGATATATCACCTGCATATAATGCCATAGACATACTCATAATTGAGTCATCATGTGCACCTTTCATGTGATCTGGTCTACCATTGATATAAACAAATGTGTTTAATTCATTTAACAATCTTGACGATCTTACTAAAAACCCTTTTCTTAATTGTTCCTCAAAGGCGGCAACAATTTGAGTTCTTTTATTGTTAAAGTTTATACCTGGTATTTTTTCCATTGCCTTTTTGTTATACTCCCATATATTTTGAGTATTAATACCATCTATGAATAAATTTCTATAATTTAATTCTTGTAACTTTCTTGATGTTGCAACACCCATACCGCCTGTAATATCAATTACAATAAAAGCATCGTACAAAATACCCCATTTGTATGCTATGTTAGCCAAATCATCAGGAGGAATCTTACCAATGTATTCTACAACTTGTTCTCTTTCATCAAAATCAATAATATTAATAGATGAAAAGTCTTCACTATCTCCTCTACTAACGTCAACACCCATAATATAACGATGTCCTTGTACAGGTTCTTTCCATTGCCAAAATGTTCCTTGCATATATTTTTCTTTAGGAACACGTACCATATTTTTAGCAATATTTTCTTGTATATCGCCAGGTATTACACCATCACCTGAACCTAAAAAGTCACACTCTAATTCTTGAGAAATTTTACGTCTATCGTATAAGAATTTTTTAGACATTTTTTCAAACCAAGATGAAAATGGTTTATATCCATTTTCTAAATGTTTGTTATAATCTTTTAATTCTAAATCATATCTTACAACTTCATCATCATTGTATTGTTCCCTATTTAACATGTAATGAACAATATCACTACATTTAACCCAACATAAATCTTTTGTATAACGTGGATCTTTAAACCATCTTAAATCTGTAATATGAAAATCATTCATACCACGTATTGCTTGATCATAAACACCATAGTAAATTGGATCGTAACCATTTGGAGTCGAGATAAGAATAATCTTACCACCCGTTGATAACGACGCCATAGAAGCAGCCCAAAAATCTTCACCCGCTTCAATATATGCCGCCTCGTCAAATACAAGTATTGTAGGTGTATAACCACGTAACGCATCGGGTGATGTTGCAACCGCTTTTACCTCACAACCATTATTTAATCTAAATCTACTTTCTGAGTTTTTATCAGGTGAAAATCCTACGTTAATCCAATCAGGCCATTGTTCTAAGAAATGTCTTACCTTGTTAGCCATCTCCACTGCAGTATCACGTTTGTTTGCAATAAGCAAAACTCTTTCAGGATTTTCAGGTTTAGCAAGTTGTAATTTCTTAGACAACCACGCTGCAGTTACTGTAGTAACCCCCGCCTGTCTATACTTTCTTGTTATGTTTTCGTTGTAATCTTCGTAGTCCTTAATTAGTTGAATCTGATCTTCAAACAAATCCATTGGAACATACTTTTTTTGTGTATTGTCAAATGTTTGTAGATAAGTTCTTAATGCATATGGCGTGTCTTTCATAATCTTCGCCAATTCCTTCAACTGTTCAATTCTTGAATTCATATATGTATAAATACAAAAAAAGGGAGTTAAAAACTCCCTTTGTATTATCTTAAGACTGGTTCACCACCATCATCTTCATCATTTTCATCGTCATCTGACATTTCAATACCTAATCCATTTAAAAAATCTTTCAATTCATCATTTGGAGTTTCGTCACTCAAATAATCTAAATCACTTTCAAATTCATCACCTAATTCTTCATTATTCCAAGTTCTATATAAATTATTTAATAATTCACTCATTAATCTTTTACCATTTTCAGAACCTGATACAACTTCTTTGGCAAAAACTAAAAATTTCTTGGCAGGTAGTTTGAATATTTCAGTAATCAAATAATTTTGATATTCAATTAAATTTTCTTCAACTAATATTTCATCAGGAAATTGTTGTCTAACTCTATCCCAAATTGCGGGTCCTAATCTCAAATCCCACATTTCCTTTTCAAGAGTATCTTCACTTTCTTTAACTTTTTGGAAAGTATCTTCATCTTCTGGTTGTCCTTGTATTGCAAAAACTTCCATTATTCCTTTAATAATCTCGTGAACACAAATTGGGAAATTTAATGCTCTAACTTTAATTGTTGGTGGATCCGTATTTCTATCTACCTCTTCTTTACCACCAACACCACCTGGTGAATTCATCATCATTTTCATAGTTTCATCTGCCAATTGCCAATACAAAGTATCGTTTATTGACATCATAATACCATAATCATTTACTAATGTATCGGAACCCGTAATTTCTCTAATTCTTTCAGGAACTAATTGATACATGTAGTGTCCTCTTTTTGAGGCACCTTGTATCATACTATTAATAAATCTTCTTTTAGCTTTTTCTAAATTCAATTGTTCCAAATCCGTCATCAAATCTTCTTCAACTTCTATGTTAACTTGAGGAATTTGAGGTTCTTGTTGTTGTGGTTCTCTTTGAAAATTATCAGTATCAATTTCACCCATACCAACAATTTTAACATCAAATTGAAAAGAACCTTCAGGAATTGCCATTTCTTTTGTTACAAGTTCTATAGCCAATTGTTCTAATTGTTCTTTATGTTGACTTTCAATTCTAACAATGTTGTTATAAGCTTGCATCATAGTACTAGTCAAAGGACTTGACATAGCATCCATTGTCGACATTGGTTTCAATGGTTCAGTAACACCAGCTAAATGTCTTACTTTTTCTACAACTTGTCTGTATCTTTCAGATGCCAATAATTCTTGGAAATTCTTATTTGGTTCCTCACCAGTAGATGGTAATGGAACTTTTTGTAAAGGTGTTTCACCTGAAGCCAATTTTCCCGTAATATCCCCGTGAGGTCTATCTTGGGTATCAAAATCCATCGCCATTTCATTAATATTTTCTTGTACTAAAGATAATAAATTTTTCTTAGATATCCTCATTTCCTATTACTTTTTTTCAAATAGAGCCTTAGGATTTGGGTTAGGACCCGGACCTGGTTGATATGGTGTTTTAGGTTTTGGACGAGTTCCTGGTTTTGTTGTTGGTTTTGGTTTTGTAGGTGCTGTTGCCGGTCCACCCATTTCTTTACTTTTTAAAGTGTCATATGTCATAAATTCAGGAATACCGTTGTGTCCTTTTTTAACATTTGCACCATGAGTAGTTTCGGTAAGTTTAGTTTGGATGAGTTCCATAATTTCGTTTTTAGACGTAAAGCTATGAAATTTTTCATTTTCTACCAAACTTTTAACCCAATTTTTTGTTTCATCTTCCTCTCTTGTAATATTTTTCCACATTGCCGCAGCAGCTACTTTTTCACCTTTTTCTTTACTACCATATTTCTTCGCTGCTTTATCTGCAATTTTTTCAAATCCTTTTCCTTTTTTACCTATATCACCACCTTTTTTTGCCTTTTTAACTACTTCACTTTTTTTCTCTTTACTTAAACCTGCAGATGGTTTTTCTTCTTTTACTTCTTTTTTATCTTTACCCTCAATATTTTTAGATTTTATTTCTCCTTCGTATGTTTCTATGGTTTTACCTTGTTTTTTAGCATTAGTAATTTCTTGATTATATTGTGGATTTTTTTTAGAAATCATAACTGTTTCATCAGTATTACTATTACTTGAGTCATCTTGTTCACTTAAGATTCTTTCAGATAACATATTAATTTGTTTATCTGAAAACTTAACTAATGTATTTTCTGAGAAACCTTCTTTAATTAATTTCTCTATTAATTCATTTCTTTTCATACGTTTTTGAATTTAATTTCTTCGTTTAATAAAACATAACCCCTCGATTTTAACTTTTTAGTTACTGCATCAATAGATTCTGCAAATTTAAAAGTTAATCTTTCTTCGGAATTATTAAAGTCGAACTTTTCCCATGCTAAAGATATTACACCATCCACAGCATCAATAACTCCGAAATAATCGGAGTTTTGAATAAGTTCTAATTGTAAATCGGTATCTTTCAATAAACCCACTACATCAACATATTCGACGTCAGGAGATTTAGATTGTTGACTACTTGCTGCAGGTATAACAAACCACTCGCCCATGTCAATTTCTGTACTTTCACTGAATACGAATTCGTACTGTTTTTGACCTTTGTAATCTGAGCCGATTTCATTGACATATATTAAATGCATTTTAGTGTTTAAAATATTTACTTAATGTTTCACCTATTGCGTTTTTTATTTCATCCAAATCAATTTCTTCTAAATGTTCTTCACCATGTGATCCAATTTCTGGACGTTTTTTTTCGTTCATATCACCATGTTCTAAATCAGCATGATTTGACATATCGTCCGCCTCATCAGCATATTTTGATAAATCTATTTCATTGTAATCATGAGGTGTAGGAGAGTTAATGAATTCATCTAAAGAATTCATGGCGTCTTCATTCATATCTGATTCAGGTGCTGGATGTGGAGGTAAGTCACTTGTTGTGTCGTCTGAAGATGGTTCTGAAGGTGTTTCAGTACCTCCGTCTTTTCCTTCTTCATCTCTGTCAAATTTCTTTCCAATTTCTTCTATATCTTCATCTGATAATTTATCTAAATCAATGGCAGATATAATCATATTCAAAACATATTTGATATCATCACTTTCCATTCTATCATGTAAATCCCTCAATTCTTGTCCTAATTTACCAGCATATTTTTGTACTTCTGCCATATAATCAGAACGTTTTGGAGGTCCTTGTTCTTCACCATCGTCTGTTGATGGTGCATCTGATGGTGTACCATCAGTTGGAGCAGAACCCATATCATCTGTAGGTGCAGCCGCATCAGGTGCAGGTGCTGAACCCATATCATCTGTAGGTGGTGCAGGAGGTGGAGGAGGAGTATCTAAAGATGGTTCAGGCATAGGAGCCTCATCTTGCATTGGTTTGTTTTGTTTTAAAACATACTTTGTTGCCTCTTGTAATTCCTCTTGTCCTTTAATAAGTTCAAGTCTTTTAAACGCCTCAGCGTAAGAAGAGAATTTGTTTTTGTTTTTCATGTACATACCACCGATGTAATCAAGTGATTGTTCATTTAATCCTCTTTTAACATAGTACGCATCTTTTTCTTTGACGATACCATATACACCACCAACTTTTGATTCGCTTACTAATTCAGCTTTAGAAGTTGTGGTTTTCTTATTATTGTTGAAGTAGGTTAACTCAAGAATTCTTTTTAATTTCTCATCTGAGTTTAATTTTTCACTACCAAGGGGTTTTAAATCTGCCATTTTATAAATTGTTAGATATACTTATTCTTATCCTATAAATACATAGATATATAGAAAAAATAAGTATAGTTATTGTGTTATGGACAATTTCTTATCCGTTATATATGTTTTAAGTTTTAATAGTTTCTCAATATATCCGTTTCTTCTTAATAATTTATAGACTAGATTTTCATACGAATACTCACCTCCCGATTCTAAACCACTTTGTCTAAACTCTTTTAATTTTAATCTAAGCCCTTCTATTTTAGATTGAATATCTTCAACGTCTTTCATTTTAAGTAAACCATCAATTTTTTTAGCATACTCTTCACCTTTTTCCAATATTTTTCTATCGTCAATATTAGGCGTATCTTTTTCAGGTTTAAGTAACCATTTATCATGTAAAATTGAATAAACACCCGAAGAAATGTGGGGTTCGTCTATATCTTGTACGTAAACTTCAACATTGTATCCTTTGATTTTAATGTCGTGTTTTTCATTCCAAACTGATTTTTTCGCATCAAAAAATTCCTTAACCAATTCAAAACGATATTCAGATTCTTTATAATCTATTAAAATATGTAAATCAACATCAGAATAATTTGACCAGTTATAATTTGACAATGAACCAGTTAAAACAATATCATGTATAAAAAACTCAACACTAAAAGAATCAATAAAATCATCAGCAATTTCCAATAATCTTTTTCTGATATCTTCACGCATTTTATCTCCTTCAAAAATTTGTGGAGATAATTCATCTTTCGGTTTGAAAGATTTAACTATTTTCTTGTCTTTGGATTTAACCTCAGTTAATTCTTCAAAAAGACTCATTTGATTTTCTTATATTTATGAACTTTAGCAATATTTTCGTTAAAGTGTTTTCCGTGAGATTCAGCAAGTCTAAACTTAGTGAATTTAGCCCAAGGAACTTTATTATACTCATAAATAGAGCCGTTATTAAAAGTAACGGTTAAGTCTTCGGTTTCCGTATTGAAATGTGCGGATTTTAAATTAGATGATTGGATTTCAACCATTATCATCTTACCATCAATTTTTTCTGATACTATTGCCATATATTAAATTATATGTAATAAATATCAAAAAATAAACCCCCGATTTCTCGAGGGTTTATTTTATCTTTTAGATAGTTTTAACTTTTCGGAAGTTATAACTTTTTGAAATGTTCTGATTGAAGAACTTACCTTGTGATTTAGCAAGTCTAAACTTAGTGAACAATGTTGAAGGTACGTTCTTATATTCATAAATGTTTCCATTGATGAAAGATACTCTTAGGTTTTCCTTTAGAGTGTCATAAGACGCTGCTCTTAAACTTGTAGACTTGATTGATACTTCAATCATTTTTCCGTTGATTTTTTCTTTTTTTACTGACATGGTGTTTAATTTAATACTATAAATCTACAAAATATAATTGAAATAAAAAAATTTTAAGTTAATTATTTTCATTTTACCCTAAAAATGTCGCCTTTTCAAATATACGTTCTAACATATTTTTAACAATATATAATGAAAAATTATCTAATTCCCTTTTCTTAAAAAATGATTTTGTATGTGGATCCCACCCTTCAACCAATTGTAAAAAATTACCTTCCCCTTGATGACGACTACTCATATCAAATTTATAATCTTTAGGTATCTTTTTAATAAATTTCGCCGTAGCCCACCAAAAATTACCACCATAAATGTTTTCACTCCAATAAGGAATACCCATAAGACATCCTGATGTGTCATATCCACGTTTTAATGCTTCTATATGTGTCTTATAATCTTCAATCACTTCTAATTCCATATATTCTCTCCATTCAGTTCTTACCAATGTAGGATTTGATGCTCCTTTAGTGTGAATAAATAAAATAAAATCATTATCATCATATGAATCAACATCATTTAATAATTTTATAAGTGTAAGTAATTCATTTTGATTATGTTCTACAATATTTGGATGATATGTGAAATCTTCTCTTATAAAATTATCTATTCTTTCTTTCTGTTGTTTTGCGATACTTTCACCTTCAACAAATGGCCATATGTGATGATAAATTCTAATCATAAATTAATAATAAAAAAAATCCCTTGTAAAAACAAGGGATTTAATTTTAGTTTAAGGAGATTAACCTTTCTAAAGCTTTCTTTTTGTCAATTGGTAAAGTCAATGTTAAAACACCGTTTTCAACTCTACCTATAATGTCCTTCTCTTTAACATCATCAGGAATGTTATAAGATTTTGTAAAATTACTTACAAATGGATTTGTGCTTTCTTCAGATTTTTCAAAAGTAATTTTTAAAATTCCTTCTTTTGTTAGAATTTTTAAATCGTCTTTTGTTAAACCTGGAACACTCATTGACAATTCATATTCGTTATCTGTTTTACGAATATTTGTTTGTGGTGTGTTAAAACGAGGAGTATCTAATACTCTGTCGATTGCCTCAAAAAATGGGTCTTTGAATAATGTTATCATAATATATAATTTTTTATAAAATATAATCAAATTTTTTGCCATTTGATTTTTTTAGACAATATGACATATTTTTTTAATGTGAAAAGACATTTTGTCTTCAATTTGTTTTTTAGTATTATTTTGGTTATGTTTGTATTGAATTAAACTTATAACTTATGTCAGTAGATTTTTTTGAAGATGGTCCTACCATCAACCCTAAGAAAACTAAGAAAGGTTCAAACACACCAATCTTAGATAATTTTTCAAGAGACTTAATTAAACTTGCCGAAGAAGGTAAAATTGATCCTGTCATTGGTAGAGATAAAGAAGTTAAAAGAATTGCACAAATTCTTTCACGTAAAAAGAAAAACAATGCAGTTATTGTGGGTGATGCTGGTGTAGGTAAATCTGCACTAGTTGAAAAACTTGCACTAATGGTTGTTAAAGGTGATTGTCCTACAAATCTTTTAGATAAGAGAATTATGTCTTTAGATTTAACATCTCTTGTTGCCGGTACAAAATATCGTGGGCAATTTGAAGAACGAATTAAAGCAATATTAAATGAATTACAAGAAGCACCAAATGTAATTGTTTTTATAGATGAATTACATACAATGGTAGGTGCTGGTAATGCGAGTGGTTCTATGGATGCTGCTAATATTTTAAAACCTGCATTAGCTAGAGGTGAAATACAAGTAATTGGTGCAACAACTTTAGATGAGTATAAAAAATCAATTGAAAAAGATGCCGCATTGGTTAGAAGATTTCAAAAAATAATTTTAAGAGAACCTACACCTTCTGAAACAATTGAAATTTTAAAAAATCTTCAAGACTCATATGAAAATTTTCATAGAGTAAAATATGAAGATGGTGTAATTGATACAATTGTAAAATTAAGTCATCGTTATATTACTGAAAGACAATTTCCCGATAAGGCAATAGATGTCTTGGATGAATTAGGTTCTGAAAAAAGAGTTTCAACAAGAATTCCCGAATCAATTGAAAAATTAAAAAAACAAATTGATGAAATTAAAGAAAAGAAATTACAAGTTGTAAAACAACAAATCTACGAGCAGGCTGCCAAATTAAGAGATGAGGAAAGAAAACTATTTGAGAAGTTAGAAAAAGAAAAGGAAAATTGGGCAATCAAACAAAAAGATAATAAGGTACCGGTAACCATTGATGATGTATATGAAATAATTTCACAAATTACCGAAGTCCCGATTACTAAATTAGATACTAAAGAAACTCAAAAGTTATTAAAACTTGAAGAAACATTATCAACAAAAGTTATTGGACAAGATGAGGCAATAACTTCAATATCAAAAGCGATTAGAAGAAATCGTGTGGGAATTAAAGATGCTAATAAACCAATTGGTTCATTTATATTTTTAGGTTCTACTGGTGTTGGTAAAACTTTTTTAGCAAAAACTTTAGCGGATATACTATTTGGTGATCAAGATAAAATTATTCGTGTTGATATGAGCGAATACATGGAGAAACATAATGTATCAAAATTAATTGGTTCACCTCCAGGTTACGTTGGTTATGATGAAGGTGGACAATTAACTGAAAAAGTTAAGAACAATCCATTCTCAGTAATTTTATTTGATGAAATTGAAAAAGCACATAAAGATGTATTCAATTTATTATTACAAATATTGGACGAAGGACATCTTACAGATTCTTTTGGAAGAAAAGTAAATTTCACAAACTGTCTTATTATTCTTACCTCAAATATTGGAGCTAAACGTGTTGCTGAATTTGGTGGTGGAGTTGGATTTAGTACATCATCAAGTGAAGTACAAAAATATGAAGTAAGAAAAACTATGATTCAAAAGGCATTAAAACAACAATTTAATCCTGAATTTTTAAATCGTATTGATGATACAATTTTATTCAACGCTTTAAATGAAGAAACTTTAAAGAAGATTATTTCTATTGAAATTAATAAACTAGTTGAAAGACTTAAAGATAAAGGTTACAAAATTACATTTGATAAAACAATTGTTGCAAGAGTTTTTGAATTGAATAATCAAGAAGAATATGGTGCACGTCCAATTAAAAGAATTATTCAAAACTTATGTGAAGATTTTTTAAGCGATGAAATACTCAAAGGTAATATTGTTGAAAATATTCCTGTGACTTTAAAATACAAAGACGAAAAACTTACGTATGTGAAAAAAATTGTATAAATAGTTGACTTTTTACCTAATTGATATATATTTATATCTCTGTAGGTTCTCTTTGTCGATTACCTTTTCGTTTTTTTCAAAAGTAAGTGGGGTTGAACCCACTGAAAGACCTTAAACCCCGACATCTCGTTGGGGTTTTTTTATTGAATTTGGTTATTAGACTAATTTTTCGTATATTTACTTTATATGAAAAAATATACATTTATTTTAGCTCTTGGTGTTATTATGACATTAGCAGCTTGTGGTTCTGGATCTGCCACAACAGAAAAAACTGATTCAACTGCAGTATCAAGTGTTACTGATACAACACATCAAAAAGACACTACTGATTACAAGAATGAAAATGCTGCTCGTAAAGCAGAATTGAAAGATTCTACTGCAAAATAAGAAATTGGGGTTGGATTTTCTAACCCCTATTTTTTAATCATTAAATCTCTCCTATGGATACTGTTGAAAAACAAGGTGAATTAATATTATTAAGAGGATTACCCGGTTCAGGAAAATCAACATTAGCAAAAATCATATTACAAATAAGAGACACGGATGAACCTGAAGTTTTATCTGCCGATGATTTTTTTATGACTAATAACGGAACATACGAATTTGATCCTGAAAAATTAAAAGAAGCACACAATTATTGTCAATTTAGATGTTCGGAAAGAATGAGACAACAGAAAGCAAGAATCGTTGTTGCGAATACCTTTACCCAAGAATGGGAAATGAAAATTTATTTTGACATGGCAGAAAGATATAACTACAGAGTACACACAGTTATAGTAGAAAATAGACATGGTAGTGATAATGTACATGGTGTACCTGAAGATAAACTCCAAAAAATGAAGGAGCGTTTTGAAATAAAATTATAAGATGAGTCAATTCATTAAATCTTATTTTTTAACGACACCACAAAAAAACACAATTATGAAATTTTATTCTAATACACATAAAAATCAATGGGCGGTTTTCCCATTACCTTTTGCATATTTTTATTTTGAAACTTGTCATCCAGATTCACACGTTCCACTTTTAAAAAATAAAATTTGTGGATTGTATTTGTCATTTAATTTTTTAAAATGGACATGGAACGTTGGATTTTTTAAACCATTAAATTAATGTTAGAAATTTTAGAGAAATATCATCAAGATGGTTTGTTACATAAACAAACACATCCTACAAAAGATTTGACTATATGGAACTATTCACCAAAAGTTCAATATGAAAGATTATGGGATGATATCACTATACAATGCCGTGGATTAGTTACTAATTCAAAAGGTGATATTGTTGCAAGACCATTTAAGAAATTTTTTAATTACGAAGAACATAAACCAGAAGATATTCCAAATGAACACTATGAAGTGTTTGAAAAAATGGATGGATCTTTAGGTGTTCTTTTTAATTATGAAAATGAATGGATAATGGCAACACGTGGTTCATTTACATCACCACAAGCAATTAAAGGAAAAGAAATTTTAGATAAAAAATATGACATTAGTTCTTTAAGAAAAGATAATACTTTATTGTTTGAGATTATCTACCCTGAAAATAGAATTGTTGTTGATTATGGGCAAGAAGAAAAATTAGTTTTGCTTGGCGGATTCCATACTGAAACTGGTATTGAAATACCATATAGTTCATTATTCTTTATGACTGAATGTGGATTTGAATTAGTTGGTCTTTGGAAGACTTGGGATGAAGATTGGAAAACTCTTCAAAAAGAAATATCAAAACAAAATGAAGGTTATGTAGTTCGTTTTAAAAATGGTTTTCGTATGAAAATCAAAGGAGATGAATATGTAAGATTACATAAACTATTAACTAATATTTCTTCAAGAGATATATGGGAACATCTTAAAGATCAAAAATCATTAGAGGATATCATTAGTGATGTACCTGATGAATTTTATGATTGGGTTAAAAAAACTGCCATGGATTTGAACTATGCTTGTTATCAATTGAGGGAAACGGCGGGAAAGTTACATGATGGTTTTAGATATGGAAAATTTGGTGATAGAGATCCTGAACCTACAAAAAAAGAATTTGCAGAATTCGTAATGAAACAACAAGAAGTTTTAAGACCAATTATGTTTGCAATGTGGAATAAGAATAATGAAACAGTTGATAAAATAATTTGGAAAACAATAAAACCAAAATACACAAAACCATTTAAAAAAGATGAAAATTAATAAAAGATTGAGATTATATCTTGATGATATAAGAACTCCTGTGGACGAAGATTGGATTGTTGTAAGAAATTATGATGAATTTATTTATGAAATAAAATTACATGGATTAGATAATTTTGAGGTAATTTCTCTCGATCATGATTTGGGTGAAGGTGCAATGGTTGAATATTACACAAATGTAAAAAATAATTATATGTTAGATTATAATAACATAGAAGAAAGAACCGGTATGGATTGTTGCAGATATTTGGTTGCCGAAAGTATGAATGAAAAAATACCATTGCCTCAAATATACATCCATTCGGCAAATCCAATAGGAAGTGGAAATATGATGGGATATATTAACAATTATTTAATGAATTGTGGTTTACCTCAAACATGTGTAAGAGTAAAAATTGAACATACAATAGAAGAACATTTTCAAATGTCTCCTGAACAAAGAAAAAAAAGATGGGATAAAAGCGAGGAAATGTAAGGAAAATATTTGATAAAAAAATCAGTATTTTTACTAAATTTTTTTTGTTTTTTATCATACTTTGTTTAACTTTATACCCTCAGATTTTTAAACTAACTAAACTTATCCTCCATGACTAACCAAAGAAAAAAATGTGCCCCTTTCATTTCACTTATTTATAAACAAAAATATATGACTTATGATGAGTTTTATGATGAACATAAAACTGAAATCTATAAATCAATATTAGAAATTTTCAAAAAATTTAAAACTACTAGAAAAAAAAGTTTATGTTTATATCTATCGGCTAAAATACAAAGTGTAGATTGGGATACTGAATTTCATTTCCACAAAGACGAATCTATAGTTTTAAAAAGAGATTTAATGCCATATTTTGAAAAAATTGAAGATTATGAAACTTGTGATGAAATAAAAAATCTTTATAAAGAATTGACTTAATTAGAACTTTATTTTATATTAATATTGTATCAGGAGAGAGATACATTTATTTTTTGTCATATCCTCGGGGTTTCTACTTCGAGGATTTTTTTATAATACCATTCTTGAACCAATTAAGAAATTGTTTGTAAATCTTGTACCGGGCTGTGTGCTCATATTTAATTTATAATTAAAACTCATACCGAACCTTTTAGATATTTTATAATCAACACTTGTTCCTACTAAAAATCCAAAATGTCTGTTAACTAATGTCGTACCTGCCATTGAATTATATGCCAATGGTGATGACATGGCAAAAACTTGAGGTGAGTATGTTAATTTTCTACTATAGACAAATGGTTTAGTCCAAAAGACAACCGCTGAAGTTATATAACCTGGATCATATCCGGTTTTGTTAGTGTTACGTAATAATAAATTTATCATACCCACATTGTATCCATATGTTCCATATTTTGGATTTGGTTTTATCCAAGTATAACTAACTAAATTCATTAAATTTCCATTCAAATATGCGGTTGTCAATCCATATGAACTTATTGAATTTAATTTACCACCATCCATATTCATTTTTGTGTAACCACCACTCAGAGCAAATTGATTTAATGTACTCCAAATCATAGCATTAGCACTATATGATTCATCACCCATCAACGATGATTTACTCCAACCCAAACCAAGTATCGCACTGTATTGTTTATTTTGTCCTTCTGTTGTTGTTAAATCAGAAGCAATTAAAGTTGGATTCATGGCACTTTGCTTCTTTTTTTCTTCTTTCTTTTTTTGTTGTTCTTCTTTCTTTTTTTCTTCCTCTTTTTTCTTTTCTTCTTTACTATCGGATTTTTTTTCATCAGATTTTTTACTTTCAGATTTTGATTCTGATTTTGATTCGCTTTTACTTTCAGATTTAGTTTCCGATTTTGATTCACTTTTACTTTCAGATGAACTACTTTCCGATTTTGATTCTGATTTTTGTTCTGATGAAGATGATGAACCACTTGATTTACTTTCTCCACCTGATGAACTTGATGATGACGATGAACTTGATGATGACGATGAACTACTTTCAGTACTACCACCTCCTGTTGTTGAACCTCCTCCTGAACTTGATGATGAACCACTAGCAGGTGGTGGTGAAGATGATGCCGATGATGGTGGAGGTGGTGGAGCTGCCGAACTTGCGGCGGCGGATGATGCTGAACTACTTGCTGCAGAACTTGCAGAAGAAGATGCTGCTGATGATGCGGCACCACTTGCAGCACTTGAAGCTGCCGAACTTGCGGCACTTGAAGCTGCAGAACTTGCCGCTTGTGATGCTGCAGCCGCTGCCGCTTGGGAAACAGTATTTTGTATTGTCTGTTGTACTGTTTGACTTACGGGACATGCCAATGAATTATATGAATCGTAAGTTTTTTGTAACCACAATTGTAAAGTACCGTCCGTCGCTTGTGTTTGTGTAAATGTTTTTATTTGATTATAAAAAGAAACTACTGCATTTCCATTAACATATGTTGTTGTTGCAATTTTAACTTCACCCGTACATTTATCAAAAAATGTTTGAGTGTAAGTAATTTGTCCATAAGATTTTAAACCTATGAATAATAAAATTAATAAAGATACAATAATTTTTTTCATTATTGATTATTCAAACCAATTGATATTTGATTATAATTTCTTATTGGATCCCTATCTATTTTTAATGTAAAAAATTTGAAATCTCTTAATATACCAAATTTAAATGTTGTAAAATTTGAATTTGATTTAGGAAATGATATTCCCCCAAGTGCATCTTTACCTTGATATCTTATATCTTCGTGTCCAAAACCAATCATTCCATGAACACCTAATTTACCAAACTTTTTACCTCCACCAAGATATAACGCACCTTGTTTAACAAAATCATTTTTACTAAGTGGAAAATCTACTTCGTTAATTCTACCATACGGGTAAAATTGGTTTTGATCAATATCATAAGACATTGTATAATCTAAAATAAAATATCCTTTATTTCCACCAATAGCTCCCCAAAACGAAGCTTGTTTATTATTTGTGTGCCCAATTCCCGCTGTGAAATATTGAACTTTTTCTATTGTATCTCTTCTACCGTTTTCGTAGATACGAACTACACTTCTATGTCTCCATCCGTAATTATCGTACCATAAATATGGATATGGTTGATACCAACCCCAAGTTCCATAATAAAGTCCATAAGGATTCATTATAGTAGGTCTATAAGTTCTTACTAATGGTTTACCTTCAAATCTGTCACCAGGTCTAATTGGTGCAGTTTCAGTTCTCCATTTACTAACTCCATTTTGTTGTGGTACTGAAGGTGATACTCTTGGTGATTCATATCTTTGTTGAGGTGGATTACTTCTCCAATGAGATACTTGTGATTGTAAAATGTTTGTATACATTAAAATTAATCCTGTTATTAATAAAATCTTTTTCATACACTTTTAGTTAAAATTGCTGTTAATAAATAACCTGTTATTATTGGGATTGGTGAAAATATTAAAAAAGTAAATAATAATCTCCACACTAAAGGGTCAATATTTGTTTTATGACTTAAGCCACCACAAACACCAAAAAAAATTCTATCGTCATATATTCTATAAAATTTTTTCATTATGTTGGTAATTTATTTCCTTTATCGTCATGAGTTCTTTCTCCTTCAATTTTAATTTTTATTTTAGGAGAATAACCTTTTGGTAATCTATTATCAATCCCCTCAAATTTACCCATTTCATTATCCATTCTAACTGTCACTTCTTTCTTTTCCAAATTCATCATAATCTGTCCGACTGTTGACATATTATATTGATTTTTCATTCTATATGGATTAAAGAACTTATTTTTATCATATTGTTCTTTCATTCTATCAATAACTTCTTGATCTGTTTTTACGTCTTTTAAATGTTCCTTTGCATATTTCATTCTCAAATGAGATGATTTCTTTTTAATACCGTGAGTATAACCTGCTTGTTCATGAGATATACCATGATTAGTCCTCACATCAACTTTTTCATCTTTACTAAATTTATGAATAATAGGACTATCCTTACTTGTCATTTCAATAACAAATATGTTTCTTGGACTAGCAACAAACGTTTCACCTTTAACACCTACTTTCTTTTTATCTCCAGCATCATATGATATTATTGATTTTATAATATCTCTCATTTTTGTATATGTTAATGCCTTTCTTAATTTAGCACCATCAGATGCACTTATTTTTTTTTCGGTACCATCATTTTTAATTAATGGTTTATCCTTTTTTTCTCTTTGTTTTTTTTCAATTTTATCACTTTCTTTTTCATCTTGTCTAACTAGTAAACTTGAATTGACAATTCCAAATCCATATTCATTCATACCTTCCGACCAATCCGTATCAATATCTCTCCAATATACCATTTCCACATTATCTACAATTTCGTGAACAACTTCCATTTTAGCAACATATCCTCTATCTCTATTTTTTGCCAACACAATTCCATCATTTAAACGAACCGCAGCAATTGTACATTCTTCAATTACATCTAATTTAGATTCTTTTAACATTTCTAAATGTTCTAATACAATTTTTTCAATCTTTTCCATGTTATATAAATATTAAAAAAAGGGGTTATTCTACCCCCTTCAAACATATTCTGTCTAATTCTTCTTGTCTAAGTGCAACTCTTGATGATGTATCTTCATTTTCAGATAGAATATTAACCACCCACAATCCTAATTTTTTGTCTTCTATTTCAATTTTTTCACCTGTTATAAATCCCATTTCCATTAATCTTAATCTAAGACACGGGGTACATTTTTCACAATTTTCAGGTTGTGGAACGTCTATTACCTCGTATTTCATTATTTGGTAAAAACACCCTTTTTAATCATTTTATCAAGAATATTTGCACAAGCAATATCTAATGCTTTTTTAGTTGCAATTGAAATTGTTGATTGATTAAATTTAATTGGATCAACAGTTGCGTCAGATAATAAAGTTAATTCACGGTTTGTTTTTGCTTCACCTAACCCAGATGCCCCAATTATTGTTCCTGTTTGTGCATCGGTAAATCTAACTTGAAGACCTATACGAGTTACCATATTGTCTTTAATACCGTCTTTTAAATTGATAGTTTCATCTTCTGATACTGAATAATCATATACTTCAATTTCAACAAAATAATGAGCCAAACGAATTTTTCCACGTCCATCTAATTTATCTTCAGAAATACCAGCTTGAGATGCTTGGAATTGTTTTACCATTCTGTTCTTAATTTCCGTACGATCTTCAGTAAATTGAAATCTACCTAAATTATCAAGATATTCTAATGTAATGTTTGCCACACCCAATCCAACACGTTTTTCTTTTAATTCGGGATACATTTCATAAGTTTCATCGTTTATACCACATTTTAGGATTTGAATTGGAACTTGCGGACCGTCATAATTCAAATAAGCTGAGATATCTTTCTTTTTTTCAAAATCCGCCTTAAATTCTTCTGTTTTAGTTCTACCTATAGTTTGGCTATTTGTAACAAGACTTACCAAACAAACTACCAATAAGATTAATAATTTTTTCATAATTTATTTTAATTTAGGTTCTTCATACCATATATTATTGGGATCATTTTTAAATGAACCATCTATTTTCCACATAATTTCATTTCCTATTTTAGTTTCTAATTCAGGATTAACAACCATAGTTATCATCATAAAAATTTCAAAACTTATTGCAATTATTACCCAAGCAAATACTAATCTAACAAAAGCACCAAATAAAAAATCTTTAATTTTACTCATAAAGTGTTTTTAATAAATATAACTTTTTTAAATAAAAAAGGGAGTGTTTAACTCCCTTTTAACTTAACCCTCAGAATCATCTTTAGGAGTATCTTTTTTACTAAATTTATCAACCGTATCGGCACCCATACCAATTGCGGTAATAATCATCACAGCATCTACCAATTTGTCTGATGGTGCAATTTCTTTAGATGAATAACTGTTAGCTAACATTGTTATACATAAAAATAGCGCCCCAAAAAATGCTATTACTGGTTTTACTGAAATTGCTCCTCTTTCATCTTTGAAGAGATCTATAACCCATTCTTTAAATGTCATAATTTTTGTTTTTATTTTTGTCGTTTATTTATCCTTCTACGTCTTCACGTAATAGTCCACATTTTTGACACTCCTCATGCCCGTCATGATCAGAATCTCCCCACTCATGTTCACATTGTCTGTGAGCGTGATGTTCAAATTCCAATTTTTCCATTTCATGTTCATGTTTTTGTTGATTAACTTCTAATTCAAATTCTTGTTTGTTTTCAACAACCGCTAAATCTCTTGCTGCACTAGCTCCCGCAATAAATGCGTCAGGTATAATCGGAGTTGGAGGTGTATTAGTTACTTTCATATCATTTGTATTAGAAAGTGTTGTACCGTCTTCCTCATCCATTTTTTGAACTAACATTTTATCCTTATCTTGATCACTGAACCAATAATCAATAATTTTACCATACGAACCAATAAACGCACCCAATAATAACATTAAAAGTTCTTTCCAAGCTGCAGCCATAGGAGTACCTAATGAAATAGCGGTAAAAATACCCACTATAATTAACATAAATCCTCCCAATACCATTGCAGTTATATACCATCTTCTTGCCATCACGGAATTTAATAAATCCCTAAATCCCGTATTTGGTTTTTGTTCTTCAGCCATTTTTTTCCTTTTTTGTTAAATCCAAGGATGTTTTTATTGCCATCCCAATTATTATAATTGTAAATATTAATGTTCCAATTTGATATCCTGTTACGGCTATTACCATTTTGGATCGGCATTTTTAAATTCGTCCCCTTCTTTCTTTTTTACAGGTTTTGCAGGTTCCGCAGGTTTTGTAGCGGGAGTTGTTCCACCATTTTTATTAATAATTACAGTTTTACCCGCCGCAGCCTGTTGTTGTGCCGGTAAATTGATATTAATTGATTGTTGAGTTTGAGGTTGTGTTTTACCGTCATCTTTTGGTTTTTGTAGGTAAGTCATTAAAAATGCACCACCTGCAGTTACCAATGTACCAACTGTACCAATAATTGTTTTTTTCAAACCACTCATTGAACCGTCATTATGCTTTTCATTTTTAGCCATTGCGTCCTCAGGAGTTTGTTCTTTTTTTGCCTTTGCCATAAAATAGTCTTTTTATATAATTATCTTAAATTTTATTAAAATCGGTAATCGCCAACATATTACCGGCAGCATCATAAATTGCGATTCTATATGCCGAACTTGGTAAAGCAGACGTATAAAGGGTTAAAATATTATCACCAGATTTAACATCAGAAGTTGATTTTGATACAACTCTGTTTGTAATGTCAGTTATTTTAACAGTTACAGTTTGAGCTGTCTGACTCTTTACATTCATTGAAACTTCAGATGTAACAAAGGTTGTTTGTAATTTTATGCCCACAGTACTTGAAATTGCCAAGTTAGGATCGATTTGTTGTTGATTTACTGCAAGAGGTACGTTTTTACTACAACCTACAAGTACGAATAAACCAATTAGGAGAGATAGTTTTTTCATTTTATTTAATTGTTATTTTTGTTTTGTTTATTTGATTATTATTGTTATCCATCAACACTACCGTTAAGTAAGTTTGAGTTAATGATTTTGTATAAATGTTTAATGAATTCATTCCTGTTTTACCTGTGAATTTTTCTCTACTTACCACTTGATTTTGAATTGTATCAATCATGGTTAAAGTATAAATTCCGCCAGATTGTAGGGTAAAATTAATTGAATCTCCATTTGACACCGTATTCATCGGATTATCAAAGAAATTAACAGTATTTGTTTTTAATTGTACGGGTGCATTTAATACTTTAGTACATGAAACTATAAAAACAACACAACACAATATTATAATTTTTACGATGTTTGTCATATTAATTTAATTTTAAGTTGTGTTCCACCTTGATTAACGGCATCGGTTGTTCCCACCGAAATCAAACCAAATATGTTATTTAATTTTGTTAATGTTTTGAAAGTTATTTTATACGTTGTGCTATTATCCAAAAATGTATTCCCATCACTATTCAAAGAACCAACATTTATATATGAACCTTTATCCACACCAAAATTTGTGGGATTACCTATAGTCGTAAATTTAACGGTTGAAAATTTTAACAAACTATTATCATAATTTATTTGAAATTGGGTACCCACCACTTGTTGTGATAATGGGTTTAATGTTATTGTTACAACAACTGAATCACCAATTAATTCCGATGTAATCATTGATTGTATTTCATTACTTACAGACATTGATCTTAATGACATTGTTGTGTAACCATTAGAAGTTGGAGTTGTTGAATGTGATAAATTAACATCTCCCTTCCACGCCATTGCTAAATTCAAAGTGTCAGTTGATTTACCTGTATTGATTTCAAATGTATATGTACTATCTAATTTATTTGTAAATGTATTCCAATTAGATTTACCAATCATATCATACGTTGATTGTGGTATAATTCTTAATGTTTTACTTAATTTAAATGTATCGACTAACGATTTTACACCTGTTAAATGTTGTAAAAGTAAGAAAGCATCTCTTTCATCTAAAACACCATCATCATTTACATCTGCGTTTTGATATTGAATACCATATGTAAATTCATTTCCACTTTGGTTACCAAATAACCCGACATTTGACACTTCCTTAAATGCCAACCAAACATCGGATACTGTTACAATACTATTATATAAAGTAGTTAAATTGTTTGTAGTTGATATTGATACTGATTGTGTTTTGTATTGCATTACAGAAGCAAATGATATATCACATGTAAATGCATAATTGTCATATCCCGCATTTCTAATATATTGTGTATTAGTTGATGTACCATCTGTTAATTTTGGTAATGCAGTTGGAATCGTATAATGAGCCCAATATATATCATTTCCCACATATGTTACAGAACCTTCATACACATCCAAAATTTTAATTTGAGTAACAGTTGATGGATCAGTATTACCAAATTTTCTTAAATCAATATAAAGTGTGTTTGTACTATTTGTTGTATTAACATAGGACCATTCAGCACCTCCCGCAACAATTACCCCTTTATTTCCATTTGACACTTTTGTACTGTCCAATAATGTTGTTATATCCGCAGTACCTGTCGAACTTAATCCGTTAGATCCGACAGAAAATTTAGTAGCATCTAAATTTGTATTTGTATTAAAATCAAGAAAACCTTTTTTTGTTGGTGATGCTGGTGGTGTCGAATAAACTTCATCGGCTTGAGTCGTATAACTACTCTGAGATGGTCTTTTCCATGCAACATACATACCCCAACCACCACCCCAGTTTTGATATCTTGCCATAAATGTATAAGATTGACCAGCAACTAAGTTGATAGTCCCATAACGATATCCACCAAATCCATGAGGACCATAAAATGATGTTACAACACTTCCATTTAAAGAAAAATCCACACCATCATCACCATCAATACCAAAAGTATATGTCCCCGTTTCTTTTGCTACAAACCATCCTGTTACTTTAATACCAGTATAGGCACCACCATTAGGAACTCCAGATGGTTGCCAACCATTTGCAAAATATAACGTTTTTGCTGCTGTTGATGTTCCACTTGCATAAACTTTAGCCCCTTTTGTAACATCAAACATATTAACAAAATCAGTCGCATTATTAGCATATTGTCCAGCACCATTACTAATAATATTATATACCGTATAATTCAAATAACCCACTCCTGATTGGGAGTAGGTTACTGAAAATATTAATAAGAATAAAAACGTTAATAGTTTTTTCATTATTCAACTGTTAGGTTTATTTTTTTACCATTTCCATCAACGGCATCAGCCAAAACGGTAAAGAATAAACCAGCGGTACTTGTCAAAGGTGTTGTCGGTGTAAAAATTAATTTATACGGAGTACCTTTTTTAATTCTTGCATTTTTCATTTGATCCAAAGAACCAAATGTTATTCTATTACCATTATTAGTTGAGAAATTAGTCACTGTACTTCCTGCATCAAACACGACATTAGTTAAAGTCAATTTTGTGTTATCATATTGTAATATAACTTCAATACCCGCTAAGCTATCCACAGGTAAATTTGTATTTAAAATAACATTACCTGTTGTTGCATCTATTGAAGACGATAAACTCATAGTTACATTTTGTAATGTCGGTACAGTATATCCCATTGATGTGATTGCATTTGATTTAATAACCATATCGGAATTTATTGATTGTCCCGCAATTGCTCCTGGTATTAAAGATGGATCACTTGAATTGGAATAATCTAAATCACCAGTATAAGCGTATGCAAAATCTTCAGTTTGACTTGCCGATGTGATGGTAACAGTTTTATCTGTTAATATACCACTTGCCCAAGCTGATTTTTTACCATATAAGAAACCAATTTGAGAAGCTGTTGATGATGGTAAATAAGTTTTAGTTGAAACATCAATTCCCATTACATAGGCAAATGTGTAATAAGCATCATTGTTATCAAAAACTGTATCACCTATAGTTACATGTCCAATTGCTCTTTCTAAAGTTGGATATGTAAAGTATTTTGATGTACCATCTAAACCAACTGAAGAGATACCTAAAAACGATTTGTAAGCATCAGATACAGTGATAATATTACTTAAATAAGATTTATTAGTTGTAGGTGTAATAATAACACCAAATTTATCACCAACTTTAGGGGTCGTAAATGAAGCTATACCTTGAGTATTAAATGAAGTTTGTGCTATTGATTGTGCTGAATAATTTATTGTACCATCATTATTAAGTGGTTGTAATATCGCTTTCAAATTTGTAATTGTTGTGTCATTTGATGGATATGCAATTCTCACATTAAATGCAGCAACACCTCCTGTTACAGTTCCCAATGATAAAGTACTTTGAGATGTTGTAATTGGTGTAATATATGCACTATTCGCATCAATAGAATATGCAATATCTAATTTGTGAATATTTGTGTAATCTGATTTTGACAATACAATATATTTTTGAGTGGCAACAATACCATCAATAGATGCATCGGTTCTTTGTACTGTTAATTGTCCAACATTCCAATCACTGTTTGCTGTATAAGCCCAAGGTGTTACCAAATATTGATCATATAAACTTGTTGCAACTTTATTGTTAGCAGTACTTGCTGCGAATGAATAGTTACTCCAACTTGTGTAGAATGTTTGTGAAGAATTACCTTGTGAGAATGTGGTGGAAAGATAAGACAATGCCTTATTGTTATATTGATATCTTAACCAAAAATAACGAGGTGTTGTTGTTCCTTTTGCAACTGTATATTTGATTTGTATCGTATCTCCCACTTTATACGGTGCAGTTTGTACTATTGACTGATCAACAGTTAATTGTGAGAAAGCAGAAAAGGTTATTAAAAATAACCCAATGAATGATATTATTTTTTTCATATTATTTTGTAAAAATTTTATTTATTAAAGACACACATGTCTTTTTTATTGATTGTGATAAAGCTTGTTGATTAATTTCGGTACTACCTTCGTCTGTAATCAAGGTAGATGTGGATATTTCAGAACTTGATTCTTCCGCAACACCATCTTTTATTTTCTTACCGTCTTTGTTGTATAAATAACCCTTTATGATTACCAATGTTTCCTCCACGTCACTATGAAACACAGAAACATTTCTCTTAGTTTTATTTACATCAAAAAATAGGATTTCAGCTTTAAATACCAAATCGGCATCAGATTGAGTTGACACAATGTCATAATTTTTATCTTGTAAAATTTCTAAAAAGATGTTCTTACACCCGAAACCAAGATTACGGTTTCCAGCCATTTTACCCATTATTACTTTGTTCTCAACTCCACCTAAGAATACTTTTTGGGCATTAAGTGTACCCACGAATAGTATCAAAAGAAGGGAGAGAGATACCTTCCTGATTTTTGTCATATTATTAAATATCTTAAAGAGTGGAGTATTTTCTATTTTGCGAAAAAAGGATGTTAAATAATTTTAATTTTTAAAAAAATTTATATATATTTAATCATTATGAGTCAAATACACCCAACTGCCGTTATCGGTGAAAACGTTATAATTGAAGATGATGTATATATAGGACCACTATGTGTTATAGGGTATCCTGCAGAATGGAAAGGAAATGAAGGAATTGATATGGGAGTACATATTAAAAAGGGCACAAGAATAACCGGTATGGTTACAATAGACTCTGGTGTAAACAGAAAAACCACAATTGGTGAAAATTGTTATCTAATGAAACATTCACATGTTGGACATGACGCCATTTTAGGTGATAATGTGACTTTGTCATGTGGGGTAAAAATTGGTGGACATTCAACAATAGGTGATGGAACTAATATTGGTTTAAATGCTGTGATTCATCAAAAATTAAATATTCCGGAAGGATGTATGATAGGGGCTTCCGCATTTGTTGGTAAAAAGAGTATTTTAAAACCAAATCACAAATATGCCGGTGTTCCTGTAAAAGAAATTGGTACAAATGAGCGACGTTAGATTAACACTTAGTATGCCATGTTTTGGTAGACCTGAAAGAACAAAAAGATCAATTGAATGTATCATAAATCAAGATACAAATGGTTGGGAAGCTTTTATTATGGGGGATTGTTGTCCTCATTTTCAAAAATTAATAGATTCTGGTTATTTGGAATCAATTAAACTTGAACAAGAAAAGAAAGGTAATATTATCCATTATTTTAATGCTGAAGTAAATGGTGGTGGTTGTGGATACAAACTTACAAATCATGCTATTAGGAACGCATCAGGTAAGTATTTTATATTTTATGCAAATGATGATATACTTTTACCCAATCATTTTTCCAATTATTTAGAAATTGAAAAAGAACCTGATTTAGATTTTATGTATTTTAATACATGGGTAGATCCGACTCGTTCAATAAGAAATTCGTTTTTACAATATTGTTTAATTGGACATAGTGAAATTATAGTTAAAACTGACTTAGCAAAAGAAATTACACCCCATAATGATAGATATGGACATGATTGGGATTTCATAAAAGAAGTAATTGAAAAAGGAAAAGGGAAAAAATCAGAATCAAATTATCTGACATATTTGGTAATGTCTCAAACTTACCCTGATAGAATAGTTACGAACGATATAATAGATTAATAAAGAACTTGTTTGTGTTTTTTTAAAATAAAATTACCAAGATTTACTCTTGTTTCAATTTGAGGTATTGAAAATTCAACAATTTCTCTTATATCTTCTATAATTGGATTATCTTCACCTTCTAATTTTGGATTTTCTTTAAAAAAGATATAGCGATTTTTATCAAAACGTTTTTTCATATCAGCAAATGATTCTTTAAACATAATCATGTCCATCATCATTTCTTCCATGTGTAAAAGATGTGGTGATAATTTTTTATAAAGAAATGATTCATCTACCTTTTGTAGATAAGCAAGTAAAGTATATTGTTTGTATTCAAAATCAATTGGTTCATCAATATACCAAGTAATTGGGATGATATCAATCATACTCTTTATTGATAAATATTCTTTTATTTTATTTGTTATTTTCATTTATATGTTGTATATTAGTAACAATAAAAAATATTAAAATGGGAAATTTTAAACATCTTACAGATTTGGAAGTCCAACAAATGACATTTGATTGGAGATATAGAGGATTTACCACATTAGAACTTTTAACTGAAGAAGAATGTGATGAAATAAACGATGAACTTGAACGTTTACGTATTGAAAGAAAAGGAACTAAAACCGATGACGGGAAAGAGTGGGGTGAATGGGATCCATTCGCATATCCACATAAACTTTCAGAAAAACTTTGTAAATTATACGTTCATCCAAAACTTATTGAAGCGTGTGAATTCTTAATGGAAGGTGATATCATCGGAATGCAAAGTTGGGCATATTTTAAACCACCAGGACAATTAGGTAGAGATCAACATCAAAATGCTTTCTATACAGGTTGTAAACATAATGAAATTATTAATACAGCACTTGCGTTAGATAATCATGATGACGCAAATGGTGCGGTATGGAATTATGAAGGTTCACATAGATTACCTGTTCTACCGATTGAAATAGATGAAGAAAGAGCAAAAACAAACCCTGCTTTTTGGAGAAATGAAAGAGGTAAACCTTGTATTATGCCTGAAGGACATGACTTCAAAAAAATATCAGGTGTTCTTAAAAAAGGACAATGTGTTTTATTACACTCACATTGTGTACACGGTTCAGAACCAAATAATTCAAATAGATTCCGTAGAAATTTCTTAGGCGGATTCTTAAAGAAAGGTGCATCATTTAATGAAGGTACACATATGAAACGTGAACCAATTGATGTTTATGGTTTAAGAAAAACACTTTGGGGAGAATAAAAAATTAAAAATATTTTAAACTTTTCTTGTTTATTTAGATACTTATTATTATCTTTGTAAAAAGAAAGAAAAAATTAAACAAAATTCAATGAGACAAATAACATATACAACGTCGCCGATGAACCAACAAAATTGGAATGATCGTTCTATGTCCCTAAGTCTCGGAGATACACATATTTAAGCAACGATTGCTTGTATATAGAAACCCTGAGACTTAAAAATCTCGGGGTTTTTTGTTTTATATCTAGATGTAGAGGAGTCAGGCTTTTCTCGCTGCTTTTGGAAAGCAGAACACGTTGGTTCGAATCCAGCCATCTAGACAACATATCCGGTTTGGTGCAAAGGTAGCATATAAGTCTCCAAAACTTCAGATGTGGGTTCAATTCCTACAACCGGTGCAAAGTGTCCTTTAGTATAGCGGTAGTACACGTGAATTTGGATCACGTAGCTGTGGTTCAAATCCATGAGGGACAACAAAAATGCGGGGAGGAGGGTTCCCGACCAGTCTCATAAGCTGTGTTTTTCCGGTTTCGACTACCGGCCCCGCAACTAAAATATATAATATGAAAAAACAACATGACATGCATTAGGTAAACCTAATAGCATGAAAGCAAAGAGAAAAAATGGTAAAGTTGCCAAATCAACTACTCATAACAAAGAGTATAAAATTATCACAGCACCGGACAAATATGAAGGTGATTGGGATTATGGTTGGAATTTTCATCACGGAAATTTACCAAATCATAAATGGAGAGAATTTAGAACGTGGAAACACAGTAGAAAGTCTCAATGGAAGTAAATAAGGTTTCTTGGTGTAACGGATAGCACGAAACACTACGAATGTTTTAGTAAAGGTTCAAATCCTTTAGAAACCTCTGTTCACTTTATACCCCTTGTTCACGGACAGTGTTCAAACCAATAAAGTGAACGTTCATAACTTTTTTTAAATGAACAGATATTTATTATGAACAAATTATTATATTATGATATGTACAAAGTGTAAAATAGATAAGTCAACTGAATCATTTAGAAAAAGAAAAGATACCACATCAGGATACCAATACTGGTGTAAAGATTGTGAAAGATTCGCCAACCAAAATCGTTACATCAAAAAGTCTAAACAACCAAAAAAAGAAATTGATAAAGATAAAATTAAATTAGAAGCATTAAAAAGAATGTTAAAATATAGATATAATTTATCTTATGAAGATTATATTGGTATGTATGAGAAACAAAACCAAAATTGCTCTGTTTGTGAAAAACATTTTCAACTTGGTGGATATAGAGGACTTTATGTTGATCATTGTCATACGACGGGTAAAGTTAGAGGATTACTTTGTTCATGTTGTAATAATGGAACATATATTTTTGAGAATGAAACATTAAGAAAACGAATGTTTTCTTATTTAGGTATTGATAATCAATAACCTTGCACATTTTTTATTTAAGTTCACGATTTCGTGAACAAACAAAAAAAGTGAACAAAAAAAAGATCTAGAATATTTTTTTTAATAAAAATATTTGTATATCTTTGTAAAACAATAAACTTTTAACTATGGCTAAAACGTCAAGAAGAGTTGCAAAAAAAAGCTAGTAAAGCTTTAAGAAGTAAAAGAACAAGTAAGACTACAAAAACCCTTGCTGGTTCAGCTTTAAGACAACGTAGAAGAAAGTAATAAGCCTGAGTAGCTCAGTTGGTAGAGCAGCAGTTTTGTAAACTGCCTGTCGCTAGTTCGATTCTAGTCTTAGGCTCTTTGAGACTAATCCAAACGAGGACTTTGTCAACCAGATCAGTGAATCGGAGGTGCAATTTAAGTTGGGTTAGTATCAAACACGCTTTCCTAGCTCAGAGGTAGAGCACATCACTGTTAATGATGGGGTCGGGATATCGTAATTCTCGGAGAGCGCAACGTAATAATCACTCCATAGAAATATGGTAAGCGTCCGGCAGTAACACCGGAATGGCAATGTGATTATTAAGAGGTAAGGAAAAGACTAAACGGCCTTGTGGTGGAACGGTAGACACGTTGGTCTTAGGAACCAATGTCGTAAGACGTGAGAGTTCGAATCTCTCTGAGGTCACAAAATGGGATGTAGTCTAGTGGCAATGACGGAGCACTGTAAATGCTCTCTCCTTCGAGTTCGGCGGTTCGAGTCCGTCCATCCCAACAAAAGGACTTTAATGGTTTATGTACAAAACCGATGTAGGTTAGTCCCACCTACAATTGGGAATGTAGCTCAGTTGGTTAGCAGCGGTGCTCTCATAAAGCAAAGGTCTTTGGTTCAAGTCCAAACTTTCCCACAAAAAGATTATATGAAGGGGACGATACCAAACCCAAAGAAGTCTGACTAGATAGGCGTGGTTGTGAATGGTAAATTAGCAACTAACGGCAGAATGATTATAATCTTTAACGGAGCGGTAGTTCAGTTGGTTAGAATACTACACTGTCACTGTAGGGGTCGCGAGTTCGAGTCTCGTCCGTTCCGCTGATTTAGTTTGCCCGTGGTAACAGCTTAATGGGGAAACCTTGTAAGCTTCTATGATCAAAATCCAATCAATGTCTCACTGTTGATTGGGCTAAATGTGAGGAAAAAACGGGAACATGGAGAGATGGCAGAGTTGGTCGATTGCGTCAGACTTGAAATCTGAAGAACGGGTAACTGTTCCGTGGGTTCGAATCCTACTCTCTCCGCACGGGTCTTAGCCCAGAGAGAAATCTAAAATACTAAGTGACTAATGGAAAGACATTATTTTTTCGCGAAATGACACCTCGGAAAGACGAGGAACATGGGACATAGCACGTAGTGCAGCTTGAGGTTCCTAGGCTCAAGAAGGTAAGGTCGAACCTTAGTGTCCCTCAAATAATCAGGTGGCGGAATGGTTAGACGCTTATTTAAGGAAATAATTCTTCGAGAAACGGCTCAGATATGAGTGGGTTTTATTAGGAACTTAAATGGACAGGAGGTAAGTAGCTTTGTACAAGCTAGTTGGTATGACAACCACTTCTCATACATACTGGTTCAAACCCAGTCCTGATTGCAGGTCGTCATTTTTGTCCCCCTCAATCGGGACATTTGTTTAGACGTTAAATAAACAAATTAAAAGATAATTTGGGCGTACTTAAAAGTTTCAGCGTAGTGAAAGTAAAGTCCCTTTTGGTGAATACCGTGTTTTGGACTTCCCTCTAAACACAACTATTAAGTAGGGACAATGAGTAAACCTTAACTCGTCCCGAAAAGCTCTTGTCGACTAATGGTTAGGTCACATCCCTTTCACGGATGTAATGCGGGTTCGATCCCCGTCGAGAGTACATTATGATGTTTTAAGTTGATGAACTTTTAATAAGTTTTCATTGTCCTTGAAACGATCTGATGTGTGACATCTATAATGATAAAAATGAGTTGGTATATTATCTTGATTTTCAATATCAAATCTTTCACCATTACCAAGTGGAACACCCAAATCTTCAAGAAGATTACCAAGTCCAACATCATCAATTTCACCTAAATCCCATTTATCTTTATTTTCTACAACTAAATTTAACACATCTTTTGACATTAATATACCTGCACCTGATATAAACGGTCTACCTTTGTGTAAACCTTGTACCCCACCGTAAAAATTTGTGGTAGGTTTGGTTAAAACATATTCATAAAATAATTTCTTATCAATATATGAACATGCATTTGTTCTAAAAACAAAATCAAAATCCATATCTTTTATAACTTCAAAACATTTTAAAGTTTTTAATGCCAAATTTGAATAAATGTCTGTTGCAATAACTTCAATTTTATTTCCTTCAATTTTTGTTTCACCAGTTCCATAATAATAATATACATCTATGTTTTCATGTTTAACTGAATCCCATGTTTCCAATTGTGTTTTATTAAATCTCATAAACTCATCACCAAGAGAAGATAAAACTAAAATTAATACTTTCATTTTGTTAAATTTTTATTTATAAATAGAAGCAAATATTTATGTTTATGAAAAAGATATTATTTTTATTATTGGTTATTTTATCAATCAGTAGTTGTGAAATGGAACGTAAAATATATGTTCATCGTCATCCTTGGGAAAGAATGTATCATGTTCACAAATATCGAGTACCAAGTCCTTATAAAAGGTATGTTGCTCCAAGTAAAATTTACGATAAAAGAGGTTGGTAAAAATATTTTAAAAAAAACTTTAAAAAATATTTTGTTTTTTAAAAATCTTGTTGTATATTTGTAAAAGAAACGAATAAAACAGTTCTTTGAATTAAAAATATTGGCCGTCTATAGTCAATAAAATAAACCACGAAAGTGGGATAAAGTGACAAACCCTTGGTTGGGGTAAGTTGCGGATTCAGAAATGGATCTCGAGTAGACAA